TATGTGTGATGCCATCCGACCAGATACCAACAGTATCAAGCCTATTGATACCACTTACAACTTCATATTCGGATCGTGTAGTCAAATTGCTATATGAGCTACCAGATCTTATGCGTAGGTAATCGCTACCGATAGCATTCGTTTCAACTTCAATACAAACGAAATTGGTCATCGTTGTATTTGACATGATAACGAAAGATGAGCGACCTTGAGCAGTAGTCGCTATGCGAACTTGTCCATACTGATTGCTAGTCTGGAAAGCATTTCGGTTATCAATTGCCGCAGCCGTACCCCAAGGAGCACTAACATACCCGCCGCAGAGTGCGTTCCATCCCCACATTGGCCGACCATGAATCGCTGTGTACTCAAACCACAGGAAGAACATATCCAGGAAGTCGACATTTTCGGTGTATTTGTTATGGCTAAGTTGAGTCCAAGTTGCTACGGATGAATCCGTCCAGCGCATAGGCACAACGGATTGTGCCGTCAATTTGATCTCGTCTAGGTATTGGGTATCGCCAGCAAGCTTAGTCCGCAAATTGACGCCGTTGTTATCAATAATGCGTCGCATCCAAGGATAACTGCTGATCTCAACAATATCATTGGCCGGTATAGTGTAGTTGAGCTTAATTTGGTGATCACCCAAAGTGATAACAGGATTTGTTATCGGGCCAACGAGCAAAATGCGAATCCAAGGATCGGCATCCCCGCCTGCGCGCAGATCTGCCCAGTGCGGATTGTTTCCCTTTTCAAGTTGGATGTAAGTTTCAGTGTCGTCATATGCGTAAGTGTCAGCGCGCCTAAACTCAGCTTGAACATCAAACCAAGCGTTGAGCCTACTCTTGCGAGCGTATGTGAATTTGCCTGGCCTGCCGTAAATGCGCCTGATCACGCCATCAGAGTCACAAAACAGCAACGGAATTATAGCGCCCCATTGGGCCCTGGTGTCATTCGCCTTCCACGACTTTGCCAAAGCCGGCAGAATGAGTCCTTTGTTAGCAAATAGGCTATCTGGAATTTCTTCAGATGTCAGGCCGGCCACATTCGGCAAAATGTAATTGTCAAGCACCGACATTTTGAATACAATCGGCCCTGGTACCAAAGTGTCAATACCAAAACGAGTTTCGTCAGTGCGTACAACTTGGAAGTCTTGTGCGTTGACATTGTATGTCTGAATATCGACGGCACTAACTGGTATGTCTGTGTTAAAACCAAACACAGAATCACCAATTTGATATTGAAACGGCTGAAGCGTCATGTTTTACCTGCCACCGATACTGTTTGTGGAGCACCCGTATTGATCAGCCACATTGAATCGCTCATCATTTGCTGAGTAGTCTGTCCAGGCCCAGCGTAGATATTTAGCTGAGTAGCAGGCGTAAATGCCGGGCTGCTCTTGTTGTAGGCCATCGACATCCAGCTTGGCAATTTGATTGTGTTCTTGTTTAGCGGATTGTCTTGGCTAAAGGCAAGCAACTCATTAGTCCTGGTATTGAGCAACATCTTCACATTCCCGCCAAGCATGCCGGCAGGACCGTTGCCCAAAGTGAAACCAAAGAGTATGCCCATATACTTACCAACTTCGTGGTAAATCTCAATACCCAGGCTAATTGCCGCATTTGTCGCGGTAAGAACGTCGCTCACAATACCCGCAACCGCCGACACGGCTTGTAGAGCGGCCGCAGCGCCCGACGCGCCGCCTGATGGATCGGCACCGGCTCCAGCGCCTACCAAACCGCCGATCATTCCTGATACGTCGCTGACGGTCTTGGCAATGTCGGCACCAGTCTTAATGAACGTCTGGATATTCTGAATGATGCCGACAATTTCCTCGGTGTTAGATACACCACGAGCAAGAGTTTTGGTGATGTTGGCTGCCGCGCTGATATTTGTGATTACATCATTTACAACAGTAAACACATCACTAGCGATATTGCCAGCACCAGCCATAATGGACGAGAACTGGTCCAAAGGACTCTGCGCATTGCCACCGGCGCCACCAAAGTCTTGCTGCTGAGGCAGCATACCGCCGCCTGTAGTGAAGCCACCAGCTTGACCAAGGCCTGGTTGTTGAAGTGTAGGTGCAGCAGAGCCTTTGACAGTCGGTACGTTTGCTACAGGTCCAGGTGGTGCCGACGGATAGATTGGCGGGAAGCTATCTGGGATGCCAAGTTGCTTGCGACGTTCTGGCGAAAGTGGCTGATTGAGATCTTCACCCGGCTGAGCGACAATTCCAGCGCCTGGGCGGCCTGCTGGCAATTGTGTCGTCCCCACTGGAGGTGGTGGTGCAGGAGGGCCGCCGGGATATGTAGGAGCAGGCTCTTGGTTGATACCAATTTGACCTCCAGCATTTAGGCCTGTAGTCGCATCAACTTCAGATTGAGTCGGAACAGGCAGCTGGGGACCGCGCTCCAAAATGGGCACGTCAGTAGCAAGATGAACGTGGTTGTTAGGACCAGGTCCGTGGCCGGCCCAGTCCTTAGCGTAGTATCCTGGAGCCTTTGTGCCAGGCCCAACATTTTCGCCGCCAGCCACGCCAACTTTTTGACCATTAACATTAACGTGAATGAGTTCAAGCAACTGCGGGCCGATATTTGCTTGTGCCCAGTTTGCGAAGGCATCAAGTTGTTCGGGAGGTCCATTAAAGTCAAACGCAAGTCCAGCACCGTGAAGCGAATCTGCCCCGCTAGCACTTACGTTGCTAGCCACAGTTAGACCAAAGCTCTTGGCCAAATCGACAGCCCACTTTGGCAGACGCGGATCGTTTGGCCCATATTCACCAGGCGCGTACAGTGGCTGAATGCCGGCAGCTTGAACATACTGTCTGCTATAGCTACCAGACGACGGCGCGGCCCCACCCAAAGTGCCAGCACGTGAAGCCGGGTTTAGGCCAAATCCGGCACCCATAGACGTGCCCGAATCTGTCAGCGCAATATCGCCAGCAGATGTACGCAAAACAGGTGGGCCGCCAGCAGAACCAGGCCCTGGCTGGTATTTGGCGATATATGGTGCCGCTACAGCTTGCGCATTAGTTAGATGGCCCTTAGCAGCATTTTGAGGGTGCCACGGACCACCAATTGAAACTTGGGTGCCAAGTTGAGTGCCACTAGTGAAACTGCCAGGGGTCAAACCACGCTGTTTGGCCAATTCAAAGTAGGCGTCGATATTGTCTTTGGCATCCGTCATTGATCCTGGACGATTGCCCCATGTGCCAGGCGTAAACTGGAAAATGCCACGAACGTCGCCGCTACCATCTTGATTGCCTCCGTTGGCGAGCGGATTGTAGCCAGATTCGCCAGCGGCCTGAATGGCAAACCATTCAGCTTGTTCACGATTGTACCCAAGAGATTGGGCCTTGCTCATGATGTAATTGACAATAGCCTGTTTATCGGTGCTGCCACGAGGTAATGGGAATGCGCCGACAGGCCCAACACCTACGCCACCGCCAGCCGGGCCAATTCCAGCAGATCCGGGACCAGGCGGCCTATTTGGCGCTGGCGGAGTAATCCAGGCTCCACCAGGCCCATTTGGAAATTGATTGGCCGTAACGGGACCGCCGGGAGGACCACCCAAAGTGGTACCAGGAGGTGCTACGCCTGGGCGCGTAATACCGGGATCAACTCCGGTATAACCGGGTTGGCCCTGCGGAGTCAATTCGGGATACGGCGCTTTGCCAATTCCGCCACGGTCCCCGCCCATCGGCACGCCTGGCACAGTTCGCTGATTATCACCGGGCCTAAGCGGAGGTCCGGCAAGACCACCAGGACGAGTGAGCGGATTGTCGCCCATAATACCACGATCGCCTGTCCAAAGTGAAGCGACCACTTTGACAGACCTGATGATGATATCGCCAATATTCTGAAACAGATTGAAGCCGTCTTGGAAAATGCGAGACCAAGCTGACAGATCCGTGGTAAGCCAGTTTACCCAGTTTTCAAATCCACTTTGGCCCTTGCCAGCACCTACGGCGCCACCACTAGTTCCGGCAATTCCAGCAGACGAAAATGAACCAACTACTCCGCCAGCTACACTATCGGCAGATCCAGATACGCTACTGCTACCAGATTGAATGCCGCTGGCAAATCCTTGGCTGATGTTTTGGCCCATAAGCTCTGGCCAAGTTTGTGAAAGTGGACCAGCCTTGGCAGGAGAGCTTGTTTTCCACCGATCTGGTATGATCTGGGCAATATCATTAACTTGGTCTACAAGATCATTCCACAAACTGCCAAGGCCGTGAATCAAGCCCTGGATAATGCTCTTGCCCCAGTCTTGTGCTTCTGCGGCCAATTTGTTCATGCCAGTTCGGAGTATGGTCCCGAAATTGCCTATGAACGTCCCTACATCTTCAAATGCATCTGATACGCGATTCCAGATATTTGTGAAAGTGGTTGATACCCAATTCGCAAACTCTTTCATCGCAGACCAAACTTCTGAAACCTTTTTGCGGAAGGTCTCAGAATGTTCGTATGCATATGCTACGCCTACAACCAAAGCGGCCAAAGCAGCAATTACAAGTACGATTGGATTCGCCGCCATAGCCAGAGAAACTAAGCCCATAGCAACAGCTAGGATTTTGAGTCCTGCGGCTAGGCCCAAAATGAGCTCAATATCTGCCGGAGTCAAACTGCCAATAAAATCAGCAAGCGCACCCGTAACTGCTACCACCATTGGCAGTAGATCTTCAAGAACAGTCGCAAAGTTTTGGAATATCTGTGGCAGTTTGGGGCCGAGTTGCTGTACAACGGTCAATATCAATTTGCCAAGAATCTGCATCAACTGATTTAGTGCTGGAGCAGATTGAATTAGATATGGGGCCAAAGTGTTTAGTGCACGGCCAAATATCTGAAAGAACTCAGCGAAACCAGGAGCCATAGCAATACCAAGTTTGGTAAGTGTCTCACCGATAATTGAGAAGTCGTGGCCCATTTCTCGCAGCACAGGTCGAATTGCTTGCCCGGCTTCACGAATAGTGCCAAAAAAGTTTTTGAGAACAGTTTCACCGGCCAAGCTTTTTGACCATGTGTTAAATGCGTTTGTAATTTCAAGTAAGCGATCCAGGAACGTACCGCCAAACGTATTTGCAATTTGGAATACGTTATTGATCCCCTTGAACACATTCATAACGATGTGACCAAGATTAGTAAATGCATGAAGAGCATTTTCAATCCAGCGATTCAAATCACCATTTTGAGCGGCAGTTTGAATCCAGTTATTGAATCTGTTAGCAATACTTGTAATTGCATCAGCAATACGCGGGAAGTATGTTGAACCAACTACGCCCAAAGTGGCAAACGCTTGGATAATTGGCTGCATAGCAGGCATTAGCGCACGTATGCCATTTGTGAGATTGTTTATGAATTGACCAAACACGTTGATCATTGTTGGATCTTGAAAAATGCCGGCAAGTTGATGGCCAGCTTCGCCGAAAACAGAAGCAATTTGCTTGCCAGCGTTCATCAAAAGCGGAAGCCAGGTCATTACCAAAGGTTCAATATCTGCTACAATAGGAGCAAATAGAGATTGCTGAACCTCTTGCATAGCGCCACGGAAAGCGCTGGTGAAAGATCGAATTTGCGTCATTGCGTCGCGAGCAGCAGGCGCCATATAGCGCAGCGCTTCAGCAAACTTTTTGGGGTCATCCATACTGCCGATGGCTTCTTTGACGCCGTGGAAGCCAACGGCCAAAGTGGCCAGGGAAGCAGCAGCCCCGCCCACTGCGGCTGGCAGGAGCAAAGCAGCACCGCTAAGTTGCTGTATCGCTTCCATGACGCCGGTAATCAAAGTGGTCATACCACTCAAAGTGCCGCCGCCAAATAGGCCCAATAGACCGCCGCCAGCTGTCAAAGCCGCGCCGCCTGCTAGCGTCTTAGTCAAAGTGCCCATGACGCTAGTCAAAGTCGATGCTAGGTGATCAAGTTCCTGGCTGGTATGAGCAATTTCCTTTTTGAAATTGGCCATACGGTCGACAGACTTATCGACAGTAGTGTGCAATCTGGCATACGCAAGTTGAACCTTGTCAATATCACCAGGAATAACTTTGAGCGCAGTTTGATATTCTTGCCACTTCTTTTGAGCAGCAGCAAGCGTTTTGTTTTCGTCAACTTGAACTTGATTGTACTTTTGACGAATCTTAAGCAGTTCTTCATATCCGGCGCCAGCTTGCTGTTGCGCCTTAAATGTTTTTGCTAGATTGTCAGATTCAGCATGAAGTTTTTGCCAAGTGCCCCTCAGGTTTTCATATTCATTACCAAGCTGAGTGACTTTGGCTTTGTGCTGATCCAAATTACGTGAAGCAGCATTGAATTGATTTTGTAGCTGCTTCTGGTGAAGTTCAGTTTTGTTAAGATGTTGATTGAGTACAGCAGATTCAGCGCTGACGCCGGCCATAGCAGCAGCAGCACGATCAGCACCGGAAGTGTCTGAAGTGATGATGATTTCGCCATGCGCCCTACCGAGATTGTAATCAGGAATTGTAACCACCACCTAAATACTCTTTGGCCGAATTCATCCAATCACTCTCAAACAAACCCAGTCTGTAATTACACTTTCGACAAAGCAATCCACGTACACAACTGGGGCAGCCAGCCTTACAGCAATTGTGATCGTGATCAACGCTAAGTCTATGCGTTCCCCCAGTTCTCCAGTCAGTTACAGTTTCAGGCAAGAAGCAAATGCCACAATAATCACCAAACTCTTCAAGCATTTCGCCGTAGGTCATGCCCCAGTGTTCACGCATCAGCATATCGTGATGACATTGCTTACACTGTTTTCTTTTTGGCCCACGATACATAAATGCTTTTTGATCAGTCTCGCCACAATCCAGACACTTGTAATCAGGCATAGCTCACCTCAGAATCCGCTCGCAAGAATCTCTTCACCGTCGCCGTCTTTGTTCTTGATGGCGCCTGTCGTAAATGGGTTGGCAAAACCCGCCGCGGATTTGGCCATGTCATCACCCATACACTTTGCGAAAGCACGGATGCGATTTGATCGCGAGAATGCTGGCGAAGTGCCACGCGACTCTGCTTCTTGCAGTTCGCCTTCTACCCACTGACCAAACAAATACGTTCCCCTGTCAAAGAAGAACCCAGCAGCACCATCAACCTTGTACAGCAGACTCGGTGTCGTGTTGTACGTCTGCGACATCTTGTAGGCTTCCCAAGCCTTGCGTCTCACCGTAAATACTTTTCAAGTCATCCATGGAACGGCCAAATGCCGCACCAAAGATGAACATCCTTTCCTCTGTAGCAATATCGCTTAGGTGAACGGTAGCGGTGAAATTTGGATTCGTCCAGTCCTCAGGGGAGCCGTAATTGACAAGCGCTTCATCTTCAGTAATGGCAGGCCGAATTGTTACGGCCATGACTACCTTATCAATTGCCGTTAGCATATTGCTCATGGCACTTGAATTCTCCATCATGACCTGCTTGACCTTTTCATTCTTCTCAGCATCTGAGAGTGAAGTATCTTCAAGCAGAATGGGAGTAAATGTGTCCAGGTATTCCATCAACCCAAGTCGGAACAAATCGTCACGATCAAGCCGCATGATGCGCGCAAGTTGACCGCTAGGCAATTCTAGATCAAATTCAACACGTTCCTTACGCTTCCATCCAGTCGGAGCATAAGGGTTGACAGGAGATTGCGGCAATGGAGGCGGGACAAACCCGCCGCCTGCGGGTTGCGCATTTCCGATGGGCAGAATCGGGACGGTCATGGTGGCCTCCTTGGGCTCAGTTTGAAAATTTGTTACGGGGTCAGGACCAGAACCGGAACGCTGTACTCGCCAACATCCCCACCAGCAGCAGCAGCAGCCACACGGAACTGGTAATGCGTAGCGGTGGTCAAAGTGGTGACCGTAGTGGAATTGGTGGTAGGCTCACCACCGTGACCGCTAGTGACGGCAGTCCAGGTAACGCCATTGTCGATGCTAGACTGGACATAGTACTTGGAGGCGCCAACCACAGCAGTCCAGCTCAGAGCGACGGTAGTGGCCGCAACCGCGCCAATTTCAACGTTGGTCGGGATCGGAAGCGGATTGTCCTCAGGAGTCGTGCTGAGCGGAGAATCAGTCTCATTCTGAATGATCTCGTACAGCCACCGACCGGCGTCACCAGTTAGAGGCATACCAACGCCGTCAATCTGGCTAGTCTGGAAGGATCCACCCTTATGATCAGCCTGGAGGCGTCCATTGGCCTTCGCACGGTAAATGCGAGCGACCACATTGCCACCGCTGTCGGAAATGACACGACCGTCAATGCGGAAGTACGGGCGCATGTCGTCGCCAGACTTCTTGAGGCGAATCTTGCGGTTGGGGGTGACACCCTCTTCAACCACACTACCGCCACTCACGATCGACCAAGCCGTAATTGGCAGGCCGCCAGCCTCAAGCGACCAGTCAACCTGCGCACCACGTCCGTGAACGGCCACGAGCACGTCGTCGCCTCGCAGTTCGTCAAACTGCTCAGTCTCACTAAACCCAAGAGTCATGGCGACGGGCAGCGGGTAGCTGGTATCGCTCAGAATGGTTCCCTGAGCGTCAACGTAAGGTGTAAGCATCACCTGACGGAGACCATACGGCAAGGCGTCTGGCATTGCAGTCATTTGAATTTCCTTCCTGGATCTTGAAACATTTTGGTGTCGACAATTTCACCGGTTGTGGAATCAAAATAATGAAACAAAGTGCCGGGCTTACCTTTTGTGCATTTGATATGGTGACACTTTACTTCAAGCAGACCGTTGGGCAGCAAAATGCCGTGTAGAGTACCATTACAGCGCAACTCTACAGGATACCGCTCAAGGTCTGGCATGGCCAATTTTACTCAACCACCTGAGACAATTTGCCATCGGCGTCATAATCGACAGCAAGGAAACTGTGACCGCCCTTGGGCTGCATATCGTCAATCAGCAGGTAGTCAAGTTGCTCGTCGGAAAACTCTGTGAAAGGAATGATCTTGTCATTCTTCACATTCCACTCGTGGGTCGCCTTGTCATCCTTCAATTTGATGCCCAGCGTCTTCCAGTCGCTTGCCTTGATGATACGATGGGAAGCGTCACCAACGTATTTGACAAACGGACCCTTTGGCTTTTCCTTGGTAACGCGACGAGCACGAATATCGCCGGGAGGCTTGGGATTGTTGGAGGCAGGCACAGTTTCCTTGACGCTATCGACCATTTTGATTGTTTCCTTTCCTATGGCACAGTTTGAGTTACACGGCTGAGCATCAAGTACGATGCTTGACGACAGAGAGTTTGATAGCCATCATCCCTCAGATCCCGGCTTCTACCTTCCGGTTCAATTAGGACCAACGTATTACCGTCAGCCCCTGGCGTATTGATTATATCGTTAAACACGGAATCCAGTATGTTTAAGACATTGTCAATATGCACATAATCGGTACTCATTTCACGCGGCATGTGCACCCAAACGTCAAAATGCCTAGGGCCATTAGGAGCACCTTGAGCGCGCCACGGTGGAGCATCATCAACGCCCCATCGGATAACCATAAACATTTTGAGTGTCCCGCCACCGGAAGGCCGCTGGTCACCATCGAAATTGGCAAGGACATTATCGCTTGTAAATCCGAGATTGTGAAGCTTGGTGTTGTTTAGAATGGAATCAATTACGACAGCCCTAGACATCAAAACCACGCTTTATGATTTTGCGACCAGTTCGCTTCGCCGTGCGCTTGACTCTGCGCCCTTGCCTTTCAGACCTAACGCGAACGCCCTGTGATGTGCCCTTACGTCCCATCGACGGCTCAAAGGTCTTGAATATGCCAGGAATTGGCTGGCCGGGATGGTTAAGCATTCCCTCCAAACCCTTCATCAGATCCGTTCCGACCGCTTTAACGGTAGGCATGATAATCTGATAGCGACCGGAATTGGCTACTTCAAGCCAGATCCCGTAATCGACGCTGTGCCCAAATACAATCCTATGGACGCCTTTGCCCAAAGTGCCAGCGTGGAATTTGTCGGTGAACAATCCTGTTCGAGCAGCACCAGTTCGATCTGTCCAAGGTGCTTCGGCCCGCATTTTGCCTTCACCATACTTAGACGCATAATCGACAGTCAAAACGATTGTCTTTTGAATCTGTTCAGGCAGCAAAGCACAATTACGCGTCAAATTGACGGCATTGAATTTGATTTCTGTTCTAGCCATATTCAGGCTCCGATTCGTAGCCTGTAACTAGTGCTCTTACCTCATAACCATTGTACGGCTCAACCGTATCAATGTGGAAGTGATTCGTGCCGTGGTCCCACGAATCACCGACTGCCACGACGGCGTCATATCGACCGACAAGAAGAAATGCAAATTTGCGAGACATTCCTTCATCGTTGGGGCTGTATTCAATTCCGTCGAAAGTGCCTTGTCTGACCAATCTGAACGTCTGTGGCAATCTGGATGATTTTGTAAAGTCATGCCCGCCACCTGGCTTTGGTGTGGAAGTGGAGTGCTGCAAAGTGATTACGGTTGGCTTCGCTTTAATGTACTCGTTGGTATTCCAGCGCAATTCCGACAAGCGGAGATCAGTCAGTGCGGACATACACACCGCCATACCCGTAGTCATCAACTGGCACATAGCCACGCGGCCTCTTGTAGCGTCGCTTGATTTGTGAGACCTTGGAGTATGAGCCCTTGGAAATATTGTTATCCCAATATGCTAGCATCGCAACCGCATGTTCATGATTCTGGCTTTGTGGTGAAGAAGAACCAGATTCAGTTACATCAACAAGCGGCTGCGTATCGCTAACACGTTGGACCCAAAATTGGCGGCAGACCATATTGACGTTGCCAGACAGCAAATCAAGAGTATCGGCAATTTTAGCCTCATCCCAGTCCGTGAGTTCCTCACGCCAGGAAGGCAAATTGACGATAACTAGATCAATGCTAGTCTGGCTCGCCAACTACTCGTCCTTTTCAGTCAACGAAACTGCTTTGGCTAGGCGCCATTGCAATTCGTTTTTGTGGCCCGTAGTCGGGCCTACACCCAGATCCTTCAGCTCAGCCTGAAGCTCAGACACTTTCAGACCTTTGACCTCAGCCTGAAGCGACTCATCAAAATCGTTGAGATCATACTTCAAAGTGGGGTCGACCAGATTGGAAAGGTCATTCTCCTCAGGCTTCACCCTAGGCTGCGGCACATGATCTGGCGGGAACCGCCGATCAATCTCGTCAACTTTCCACTTCAGACTGCGCTCAAGCAAATAAGCGCGGTCATCGTCGCTTAGTGGTTTGTTGTCGTCGATGAATCTGCTCATCGTGTCGCGCCGGTGTTGGTGTACACGGACGGTGCGGCATAAGTGGCACCGCTACCAATCTGCATGATCACCGCACCGGTGCGACGACGGATACCAGTTCCGAAGCCATGGGTGTAGTAGCCGTCGATGAGCGGGTAACGCTGCTGGTTACCGGGAAGCAGCTTCAGACCGCGCCAATCTGGCGAAGCATGCTCACGGATACCAACGATGTTCTCGTCAGCGTTAACGCCGCCTGTCGACAGGAACAGCAGATAGCCCGCCGGCAGCAGAGGCTCTTCAATGATGATCACATCTTGGTAAGAGCCGGTAACTCGCAGACCGTTCCAAACTGAAGGTGCCTGTCCACCAAGCA